GCTGGCCTTGGCTCGCGAGGAGGTTCGACTCTCGCTGGTCGACGTTGAGAAACCTAGAAGCGGCCTCGGCTCGCCGCTGGGCGTCGGCAAGCGCCTCCGTCCGAATGCGCGCGTCCTCGAGCAGTTGCAGATAGGCGCGGACGTCCGTCTGCTGGCCCTCGCTCGCTATGAGATTCGACTCACGTTGGTCGACAACCAGGAAGCGGGACGCGGCCTCGGCCCGCCGCTGGGCGTCGGCCAACGCTTCCGTTCTGGCCCTGGCCTGCTCAAGAAGTTGGATGTATTCGCGAATGTCCTGCTGCTGGCCCTCATTCGCAATCAGGTTCGACTCCCGCTGGTCGACGTTGAGGAACCTGGAGGCTGCCTCGGCGCGCCGTTGGGCGTCTGTCAGCGCCTCGGTTCTGACTCGCGACTCCTCGAGAAGCTGGAGATAGGCGCGAACATCTTGCTGCTGGCCTTGGCTCGCGAGGAGGTTCGACTCTCGCTGGTCGACGTTGAGAAACCTAGAAGCGGCCTCGGCGCGCCGCTGGGCGTCGGCAGCGGCCTCTCGCTGGGCGTTCGCCGCTTGCTGCGACAGCGTGATCTCTCGCTCCAGCTGGTCATTGACCAACCGCAGTGACGCGACCTGGCGGTTGTACGCCGCCTCGGCCGCCTGGGCGTCACCGTTCCGCGTGGCGCGGATGCGCTCGAGAGTGGAGAGGAGATTCGCCGCCTCCTGGGCCGCCTGCCGCTGCTGGCCGACGAGGGCCGCCACGCCGCTGCCTTGAATCTGTTCTGGAGACAGGGCCGCGGCCTGCTGCTGGAGCGCGGCGGCGCGGGACGTCTGCTGGAGGAAGCCAGGGCGCTGGAAGCGGAGTTCCTGGCCGGAGGCGAGGCCAGCAGTGGCCTGTCCAGCCTCGCGGAGTCGGCTCGCGGCCTGCGTGACGCGGTTGATCCGCGCCTCTAGGTTGGCGAAGTCACGCTCGCTCACCTTGGCGCCGTTGCCGATGGCCGTGCGGAGTTGCTCGGCTGCTTTCTGGGCCGACTCGAGCGCAGGCGCGAAGTTGCGCTGCACCTGGGCCGAAAGTCCAGCGAAGTCCTTCGCCGCTTGCGCGACTGGCTTGGCGATCCGCTCGGCGGCCTCGGCGAACTGCCTGATCGCCTGCACTTCCTGCTGGTTGACGAGCTTGAGATTCTGGCCGACGCCGACCTTGAGTGCCCGCTGCAACTTTTGCAGCGGCGTCAGGATGTTGTCGAACTCTCGGCCGGCACGACTCGTGGCATTCGAGATTGTGCTCTGAATCTTCCTCGCGAACTGCGTGACGTCCTTGGCGCCGGCGTTCAGGCCACGCGACAGACCCTTGGAGTCCGCCGTGAGGATCGCCGAGATTTTGCCGAGGTAGCCGCGGGCCATCGTCTCATCCTTGAGGCTTCTGCAACTTCATCAGTTCGGAGAACATTGCTTCCTGCGACTGCTTCGGCCGCTTCGACGCCGGGATGAACACTTCCTCGTCAGGCACGCGCTTGTAGTTGCCAGACGCCGCCATGATCGTCCTGCATATCCTCGCCGTCTGTTGCCAACTGTTTCCCAGCGGCCATCGCTGCTGGTAGGCAAACCACTCCGACAACTCCTGCGAGTCGACCGTCTCGAGCAGTTCCTTCACCGACCTCCCCAGAGCCAGGGCTAGGTCGAAGTAGAACTTTCGCTCGGGGCGGTCTGTGAACCGTTTCCCAGCGCATCCACGGCCTCGTCGGTGAAGGCGTTGTGCTGCCACGCCTTGTCGAAGAGACGGTTGATCACGACGCTTGACTTGTTGCCGAGTGCGTCCATGTCGGAGTCAGCGAACAGCCGCTCGCCAGACTCATCGGACAGCGTCATCACGAGGAAGCGAATGCGAAACGCCTTCATCTTCTGCTCGCTGTAGGCTTCCTCGAACTTGTCGCGCTCGGTGCCGCTGATGGTGCGGATGTAGACGTCGCCGCCCCACTCAGGGACAGGTACTGCGTCGGACAACTTGACGTCCTTCGCCGCCAGAATCTTCGCCTTGCTCAATGCCATGAATCAAGTTCCTTGGTAGTCAGTAGCCTTGAAGTTCGCAGTCCCTCGCACCAACTCCCCAACGCGGGCCTCCACGCTGGCAGATTCAAGAATCACCCTTCGTGTCACAGACCACGAAGACGACGAAACAGTCAGCGGGCCGATGCCCCTGACGATGTTCTGAATGTCGGCGCCATTCGGCTTGGCGAGAAAGTCGACAGTTACGCTGCCGCCCGACCACTCGCCAGTCGGCACAAGGACGGCGTAGCCAGCAGGGTCGCCGGGAGACGTCATGTCGACGACCTCCGCGACCGGCGTCTCGACGCTGATGCCGACGACGTCACCCGCGAAGTTGCCGCGGGAGCCGGTAAACGTAAACGTCGCCCCTTGGGCTGCGAATCCCGCCATCGCTTACGCGACTCGGAACGTCGCACTCCCAGAGATGAGGGCGCCGACAGAACCGCCGATCGAGGACGACGCGAGCGTCGCATTTCCGCTGAAGGAGAGCGGGCCGGAGATCGACAATGCGCCGGAGACGCCGGCCGTGAGGATGTTCGTCGAGATGTAGTCGATCTGAACCTCGCGGTCGGTGGCGAAGCCGCCGACGTACTCACGCCGGCCGTTCGGGGCGATGCCCAGGTGGCTGCCGTCGATGAGGTCTTGCGTGTCATTGACCTGGACCGAGGTGACCGTGAGGGTCGTTCCGCCGAACGTGAACGTCAGTCCCTGTGCCGAAACGCCTGCCATGTGTCGCGCCTCCTTGCGCCGATATCGTGACCTGTAGGGTTACGAGGCGGCTTCCTGCCACCTGATCTGATACAACTGCCTGACCTCGTAGGCCGGAGGGAGTTGTGCTCCGACGGCCGTGGGGTCGAGGAAATCGTCAGTTTCGCTGACGAGCCTCATATCTTCGATTCTAACGCCTAAAGCGGTGCCAGTGTTGCCATCCAGGGCAAGCCGAACTTCGTCACCCAACTCCCTGGCGGCGTCGTGCGTGAGCGCCCACGAGGCGATCTGGATCGACAAGAGTGGCATGAACAACGGCCCGGTAAGGCTGGCCTCGCGGATGATGTTTTGTCTCTTGTAGACAATGAATGGGAACCCAGCCGACTTCGGCACGGCGATCGGGTAGACGTTGAACCCGACCAGCCTGGCGACCGCCGGGACGGTCGTCAGCCGGTAGTAGACGTAGTCCTCGGGCTTGATGATCACCGGAGTTCCTCGATGTAGTTCTTCATGTTGGCGATGAGGGACGCCAGGACGGCCGAGGAGTTCTCGGAGATGGTCTTTTCCATCAGGTGCTTGGCCGGCATCGCCTTGATCGTCTTGCCTGGCTTCAGCGTGATCGGGTGCATCTCACCCGGCGCGTCTGACCCGAAGTCGTGCGGGTAGCCGCTGCCCATCTTCGCCTGCCGCGTCCGCTCCTTCTTCGACCCCATGAGGAAGTAGTAGCCGCGGCCCATGCTGGCGAACTGCTCGTTGTTGAACGTCCCTGCCCGCTTCATCTTCCCGTTGATCATCTGGTGGACGTTGACATAGGTGCGTCGGCCCTGCGTGCCGGGCTTTCTTGCGCCGGTCCCGAACTCCACCAGCCAGGCATGATTCCCGCTCCCTAGTTCAGGGTCGGCTCCGACCGGGCCGGTGACTCGTGGGCCGGTGACGGCGACCGTCGCGCCCTCGTACTGCCTGGTTTCCGTCCTGATCGACTTATTGAGGTTGTCGGTGACGTTGTTGATCTTGGCCTTGTAGCCCTTCTTGATGATCTCCGACGCCTTCTTGACGGCCTTGGCGCGAAGCTGGCCTGGGTCGCGCTGCGCCCGCAGGGCCATCAACTCCAGTTCCTTGGCGACCTCGCGGGCGCCGGCCGTCTGGATGCTGACGAACCCTTCTACTATCTGCCTAGCAGACTGCCCGCCAAAGTCGCGCGGCTGCGTTGCGTCGATTAGGACCGCCATCACTGCACCTCGCGGGCCAGGATTTCCAGGGCCGTGCGGTTGTCACGCTCGACGACCGCCGCAATTTCCATAGTACGTCCCCGCCAGACGAGGCGGTTGGTATGCGCGACGTCGGCGCGGTAGCGGATGCGGATGCGGTGGGTCGCGATGACGTTCGCCTGCTGGGCCTGGAGGATGTCACGGCTGGAGAGGCCGTTGACGCTGGCCCACACCGTCGCGACGGTGGTGTCCCAGTCCATGACCGTCTCGCCGGAGGTCTTTCGCACCTCCGTCTGGGCCTTGATCGCGACCCGCTCACGCATGGCCCCGATGATCATGTGACCGTGCCTTCGCCGATGATGACGATTTCGTAGGCATGGTCGACGATCCCGGTGATTCGCAGGATTTTGCTCGTTCCCGAGACGGCAACTCCTGATTCTGTCGGCATAGAGATGGCGACGATTCCGCCCTGTGGCACGACGAGCGGGGCGGCGGCGGATGACGCCCTGCTAATCGGAGTCCCGGCCCAGTGGTTGGTCGCAAACGATCCGACAGGGATCGCTGCATTCGTGCCGACCCAGAGCGGGTTCGTGGCGCTGGCGTTTCTGATGTAGAGAAACTTCACGGCGGTGAACGCGACCGAGACGGCCGCCCCATCGCGTGCGTCCGCGATCGCCGACAAGTCAAAGTCGGTGGTCGTCGTGGTCGCCCCCGACCGCGACGCACTCCACACCACCTGCGCCTGGTTGGCTCCTGTGCCATCAGTCAGCGACATGGCGTAGTTAGCCGGCGTGGCCCGCAGCGTCCGCGACAGGTCGCCGCTGGACGTCTCGTGGGCGACGATCGACAGGTTGATCTGTGCGTTGAGTGCCATCGGTCAAGTCCCCATGACGTAGATTTCGTATTCCTGGCCCGTCGCTCCGCCGACGCGGAGGATGCTGCCTCCGACGGTCGTGGCGAACCCGCTCGAGTTCGGGCAGGAGAGCAAAAACGCGCCGCCCTCGCGGATCGGATAGCCGCGGAGCGTCAGCGAGCCGAGGTTGATCATCGGCGAGAAGTTCCACGAGGTGACGTCCTGCCGGAAGACGCTGAACTGGCTCCCCGTCCACCCAGCCGAAAGGGCGATCTGGCTGGTCTTCGACAGATTCTTCAGGCAGACGAGCTTTACGGCAGAGAGGCCGATGGTCGCGAAGTCGACCTCGTCATACCCGGCCACGAATGACCTTCGGTCGCTCCAGACCTTGGTGCAGTCGCCGACGTCGAAGAAGAACGTCAACGGGTGGTCGACGATCGACGTCGTCAGCCCGCCTGTCGACGTCGAGCGGGCGACGATTTTGGCCTGAACCTGGGCCTGGAGGCTCATCGGTATCCGCCCCAGCCGGACGCTGCCATCAGCGTGTCGAACGTCGTCGGGACTGGCAGCACCTGGCTGAATCCAGCCACGACAGGCTGCCGCATCTCGAACCAGTGAGCCACCAGGAGAAGAATCAGACCCTTGACGGTGCTCGGCACGCTCGAGCCGCTGGCCCCGTAGCCCGCCGGCCAGCGGACAACGACGCTGTTCTCGTCTCCACGCACCGCCGGCCAGACGCCCTCGTAGAGTGGGTAGATGCGGCCCGGCGTGGCGTAGTGGTCGGTCTGGAACGCCCCGGCGGCCGAGGTGATCGTCTGGGTGGCGCCGGCTTCGTCGCGGTAGATCACCGTCACCGTCCCGCTCGCCATCGGCGGGCGGGGGAGGATGATCTCCCACAGCGGAAAGCAGTCGTAGCGGGCCTCGAGCGTCTGGGAGATGAGGCTGACGTCCAGCACGTTCTCGACGTACTCCGTCGCCATCCCGATCAGGCTCGTGATATAGGTGTCCTCGTCGGAGGTGTCGACGCGACACTGTGTCTTCGCCTCCGCGAGCGTCACCGGGTACACAGCGGGGGCGGTGTATTTGATGAGGCTGCGGTATGGCGTGATGCCGGACGCGGGGTACTCGGGCGAGCCGTAGGTGATGCTGACGGTCATTTGACCTTCCTCCTGGCCGGCTGCGGCATCGTGGCCCGCTCGCTCCGCTCCTCGACGGCCGCCGCTTCAAGCCGCTGCTCGTCGATCTGCTCGGCCAGGCCGCGGGCGATGTAGATGCGAGCGGCGCCGTCGCCCCAGTCGAACTCCTGCCCGACGCGGTAGCCGGCGAACGGCTTCAGGATGCGGATCTTCACTTGATGAACCCCCACGCGCCCTCGGGCGGATTGCGGCCGCTGTTCCAGAACTCCGTCGTGTGCTGCTGAATCTTGCCGCCTTCAGCGGCCCTGGACGGCCATGTGATCATCAGTTCGGCGTGGCCGACGCTGACGTTCGTGGCGACCCCCAGCGTGTTCCCTGCGGCGTGGAACTTCTTCCAGAAGTAGATGTCCTCGTCGATGTGGCCGCCGGTAAACGACCCCTCGGCGTTCGCTTCGGCCAGAAACCACGGCTTCGCCATCTTCTTGATGGCCGCAGTCCGAATGAACGTGCATCCGAAGTGGGCCGTCTCGACCAACTGCACGGGCTTCGAGAACCAGTCGTTCTCGACGACCGTCTTGTCCTCCGGCGTCATGCCTGGCAGAGCGAACATCACGGCGTTCGCCTCCCGCTTCGTCTGGAGCGGAGCGATCGCGTCGCATCCCGAGTGCATCATTAGGGCCAGGAGCGCTTCGACCGTCTTCGCCGTGAAGATTGTGTCATAGTCGATCGTCAGCACGACGTCGTGCGAATCGATGACTTGCTCAAGGCACCGCTGGACGCACTGCCCCCAGAAGACGCCCGTGTGCTTGATCGGCGAGATGCCGTGCGGCGCCAGCGCCTGCGAAATGCAGAAGAAATTATCAGTGAAGCCGAGGCGAGGCACGCTCATCAGAGCGGCAACCTTCACCTCGGCTTCACAATTACCGATTCGCAGCAGCATGGTTCGCTCCTTGTGAGGAGCGGGCGCGCATCCTTGCGCCTTTGTCGGCCGTCATGGCCGTCCCGCTTGTACGGGACTAGCCAGTGACCCGGCCGATGACGCCGGCGTCGGAGTTGGCGATGGGGGACTCTTCACCGCGGCCGAGACGCGCCACGATCGCCACGTTCGCCGTGACGCCGGGGGTGTAGGACACCTTCAGGTAGCGCTTCTTGGCCTTCGTGTCGATGTCCATCTTGAGGACGGACGTCAGCGAGGTGCTCGAGACGGCGGGGATGCTAAAGCCACCCGTGCCGCCGCCAACCAGGGCCGTGACGTTCGAGTAGGACGAGTTGTCGTCGGACTCCTCGACCTTGACGGCGTTGGCAAACACCGTGCTCGCGTTGCTGGCACGCATGACGGTCACGCTGGCGTGATCGTACCCGAGGGTGTCGATCGTCAGCGTGGCGGTCGCGGTCGCGCCGATGGCTGCCGCCTCGACGTTCGCGACGACCTTGTGGTTCTGGGAATGGATCATGTTTCAGGTGCTCCTGTTATCAGGCGGTCTTGAGGGCGATCACCGGCCCGACCTCCGAGGTCGTGCCGAGGGTGTGCGCGACGGAATCGAACCGCATCGTTCCCTGGAGCAGGAGCTGGTCGGTGGTCGCGTAGACCTGATCGAACAGCCGCACCGAGAAGTCACGACGCCGGGCGTAGATGCAGGCGAGGGACAGGTTGCCGAAGAGCACCTTGACCTTGTTGGAGTCCACGCCGAGGGTGCTGTTCATCACATGCACCATCCGCACGGGGTAGCCCAGGAAAGACTCGCCGGCGCTCGCCCCGAGGTTGTCGACGGTGTTGCCACCGGCGGCGTACTTCAGGCGGGCGATGCTCGCCGCGTAGCCGGCCGGCGAGACGTACCAGGCCGCCCCCTGGCGGGCGTAGAGGGGCAACTTGCCCATCACGGCCAGGAAGTCCTCGATGTCCAGCGTCTCGAAGCCCGTGTTGCCGGAGATCGCCGACACCACCGATGCGGTGTGCGTGCCGTCGTTGATCTTGTTCACGACGCCGTTGATGCCGCCGTAGGTGCTGGTGCCGTCACCGATCCAGCCGCACTGGTCGATGCGGAAGGCCAGCGAGGTGCTGAACTCGGTGGCGACGGCGTCAGCCAGCGACACCAGGGCGTCCTCGACGACCTCGGTGCTCATCCGGCAGCCGACGGCCAGCTTCTTGGCGACGAGCGACACGTTGCCGTAGGTCGGCTCGCTCTCCGTCACGCTCGAGCCTTCGCCCACAAAGTAGGCGGTCGTGCCGGACAGCCGCTTCGGGATCACCATCGTGTCGCGGCTCATCGACACATTCTCGACTGCGCCGGGGTACGTCCCGTAGGTTTCGACGAGGCGGATGACGCGAGCGGCGAACTCCTCCGGCACCAGGCTGCCGCCAGCCGAGTTGCTGCCCTCGTTGAGGGCGCGGGCCTCGACGCCGTGGTCACGGCACCACCGGAGGTCGTCCGCGTTCTTGAAGACATGCGCCCGCAACCACCGGCCGCAGCGGTAGGCGCTCTCGACGGCGTCGGGGCCGTCGTTGAAGGCCCGTAGGGTCGTGTGATGCGGGTTGATCGCCCGAATCTCGACCTTCTTGGGCTGCTCGGCAGCCACGGGGGCGGCGGGGGCCGCCGGGGCCGCAGCCTCGACGACGGCGCGGAGTTCCTGCTCCTTCTTGGCGAGCGTCCCCTCGAACTCCAGGTCGGACTTGACCTTGTCGGCCTCGTCGGAAAGCCGACGGAGTTCCGCGGTCTGATCCTCCGAACGCTCGGCCACATCGGCCAGTTCGGTCATCCGCGCGGCGATCGCCGCGGCACGGTCCTGAAGACGCTTGAGGTTGCTCGCCATGATTGGCCTTGCTCCTTGATGAAGCC